AACGGGGCAGGTAGTCGGTGGCGGCACGCAGACATGGGACTGCACCGCTGCCGTGCTGGCCTACCACGCTCAGGACATTGACGGCACGCTGATTCAGGCGGGCGATTCTCGCGTGCTGATCGCGCCTGACATTGCCACCGTGCCGGAAACTGGCGACGTGGTGAACGTGGCAGGCCGCACGCTGACGGCGATTCGAGTTGCTGTGACGGCACCGGCTGGCATAGTCGTGCTGTACGACGTGCAGGCGCGAGGTTGACGATGGCCAGCCTGGGCGATCAGTTGAAGGCGTTCGCTGAAAAGACGAAGGCTGACATGGCGACGGTGGTGCGCAAGACAGCGTTCTCGCTCGGCGAATCAATGGTGGTTATGAGTCCCGTGGACACGGGACGATTCCGAGGAAACTGGCAGTACGGCGCTGACACGATCAACACCAGCACAGGCAGCGCTGACGACAAGAGCGGGCGCACTGCGTTGAATCGGATTCAGGCTGGCATTCGTGGCTGGAAGCCTGGGCAGACGATCTGGCTGACAAATTCACTTCCGTATGGGCCTCGCCTTGAGGCAGGGTGGTCGAAGCAGTCGCCCGCAGGCATGGTGAGAGTTTCGGTAGCGAACTACCAGCAATACATCGCTGACGCGATTGCGAGTGTCCGATGAGCGTCCCTCGAATCAGAGCAGCATTTGAATCGCGCCTGAACGCATGGGCGCAGTCCAAGGGGCTGCCCGTCGTCTGGCAGAACGTTGACGCAGGGAACATGACGGGCGAGCATCTGCGTGCCTTCCTTCTGCCGGCGAACACCGATAGCCTCGACATGGCCGGCCAGCACCGGGGCTATCGCGGGTTGTTCCAGGTGAGCATCTACACGGCGCCGGGCATTGGCTCAGGACGCGCCGAGCAGCTTGCCCGCGAGCTTGACGATCTTTTCCCGGTGGCGCTGCGCATGTTGCGCGCCGGAATCACGGTGCAGATCATGACGCCCATGGCGCAGAGGCCGGCACAGCAGGAAACGGACTGGTTTCATTTGCCGGTGGATTGCCGGTATGCGGCAGACGAGGTGATCGCTTGAATATTCACAACATAGTTTTGGTGGAGACGTTCATCCGTCTTGCCAAGGGAATGATTGCCGCGCTCGAAAAATGGGTGGAAGCCCGAAAGGCATCCGACTCGCGTTAGAGCGTCGTTGCGCTCGCAGGCCGCTTAACCATCCCGCCTGCCACAACTCCATAACTGCCTCGGGGCGCGTAACTCGCAAGACGCACGCGCCGCTAGCCCTCGCAGAATTCCGCCCCGCAAGGGGCTTTTTCACTTCTGAAAGGGCCAAATCATGGCATACAGCTTTGCCGACGGCAGTCGGTTTCTCTTGGGCACCGCACTTGGGCCGGCAGTCAATATCACCGCTGCGTCCAACGCATCGCCCGCAGTCCTGACCACGGCTACCAACACGTTCACCGCTGGTGACGAAATCCTGATCAATTCCGGTTGGGACGATCTGACTGACTCGGTTTTCAAGCCGAGCGCGCTCACCAGCACCAGCCTGACGCTGGGCGGCTCGACTCCGATTGACACCACCGATGTCAACTTCTACCCCGCTGGCTCCGGTACTGGCACGGCGCAGAAGGTGACGACCTGGGTGGAAATCGGCCAGGTGCTGAACATCAACAGCTCGGGTGGTGATCCGCGTTTCGTGAACATCGAACCGCTGGCCCGCCGCAACGCCATTCAGGTGCCGGTGGGCTTCAACCCGCAGTCGATCCAACTGGACATCGGCTATGACCCGACGCTGGCTGGCTATCAGGCACTGGTGGCCGCTGCCCGCACGCTGCAAAAGCGCGCATTCAAGTTCGTGCTGGCCGGCGGTCAGACGGGCTATGGCTACGGCTACATCGCCGTGTCCGAGATGCCGCGTCTGGCTAAAGGCTCGCCGAACATGGTGAGCGCATCGATTGCCCTTCTGGGCAAGTTCGTCGGCTATCAGTAATCACTGAGGGCCGATCCCGCCGCCCATAGCGAAAGCCGTGGGCGGCTTTTCTTTTGGAAAGGCCCGTTATGGCGAAATTCAAGTTCGGCTCACACCCGAAAACCTTCCACCACACCGTCAAGTTCAAGACCTTGGACGGCGTGCAGCAAGAGATGAAGGTGGAATACAACTTCCGCACCCGCTCGCAGTTCGGCGAGTTCTTCGACACCATGCGCGATGCAGCGGTGAAAGAGCGCGGTGGTGCCGAGTTGGCCGACATGAGCATGTCGGAGATCATGGAAGCCACCCGAGCAAACAACGGCCAGTACATCCTGGGCGCACTCGCCTCGTGGGAGCTTGAGGACGACCTGAACGCCGACAACGCGCAGCGACTGGCCGACGAATACCCGGCAGCGGCTGATGCGGTGATGGAGGCGTACCGCAAAGCGTGCCTTGAGGGCCGCTTGGGAAACTGAAGGACGCCGCCTGCGCGCTCTACGCCAGGAAGCAAAAGAACAGCGGCCAGCCTGCAATGGTTGGCTTCAACCTGTTCTCGCTGGCGACTGAGGTTGAGGATGAATTTGAGGTGTGGCCTGACAACTACCAGGCCGTATCTACCTTCATCGAACTTCAGACGCAGTGGCGCGTAGGCGGCATGGGCAGTGCGACGGGCCTCGATTACGTGGCCGCACTGGCAGTTATCCGCGAGCTAGAGCTTGAGAAAGACGAAGCCCGCGAGCTATTTGCAGACATTCGCGTGATGGAAGCCGCTGCGCTAGAGCAGATGGCGGATGACCGCGAGAAAGACGAAACCAAGTGACCGCCTTCGGGCGGTTTTCTTTTGGATAAACACATGGCAGATGACATTGCAAGCGTCGGCATAAAGATCGAGACGCGCGATATTGATCGCGCGAACGTCTCGCTCGATACGCTGGCCGGGAAAGGCGCGTCTGTCGATAAGTCCCTCGGGCAGATCGAGGGCGCTGCTGCAAAGGCCGGCAAGAGCCTGAACAACCTGGGCGAAGGCGTCAAGAGCGCCGCTGGCCTGGGTGACATGGGCGACAAAGCCGAGCGCACTGGCGTCAAGATCGGCAACATGGCCGCGCGTGCCAGCGAAGCCAGCCAAGGCGTCAAAAGCATGGCGGGCTCGTTTGTCGAGTTGCAAAGCCAGTCCACGAAGTCGGCGCAGTCGCTTGACCTGATGGGTGGTTCGCTCGACAAGATGGTTTTTCAAGTCGGCAAGGCTGCGGCTTCGATGTTCGGGCTTTACAAGGCCATGGACGCCGCTGCGCAGTGGACGGACATGAGCAACCGCCTGAAGATGGTCGCCGACGGCACCGATGGCCTGGCTCGCGCGCAGGCAGAGGTGGTGCGTATCGCGCAGTCAACCCGTGCGCCGCTTGAGGCCACAGCGCAGCTTTACCAGCGCATTGCACAGCAGCAAGACGCCTTGGGCATGTCCACTTCGCGCGTTGCCGGTGTTGTCGAAACCGTGTCGAAAGCGATGGCGCTGTCTGGTGTCAGTGCTGGCGCGGCGAATGCTGCGCTGGTGCAGTTCGGGCAGGCACTGGCGTCTGGTGTGCTGCGCGGCGACGAACTCAACTCGATTCTTGAGCAGGCTCCCGGCCTTGCAATGGCGCTGGCCGATGGGCTTGGGACCACCACAGGCAAGCTGCGCGAGATGGGCGCTCAGGGTCAGTTGACTGCTGACATGGTGGTAGGCTCGCTTGAGAAGCAGGCTGGGGCCATCAATGAGCAGTTCGGCAAGATGGCGCCCACGGTCAGCCAAGCGCTGACGAACGTGAACACCGCGTTCACGCAGTTCGTCGGCAAGCTGGATGAAGCGACGGGACTGACTGCGGGGCTTGCGCGCACGGTTGATTTTCTGGCGAAGAACTTCGACGCGCTGGCGATTGTGCTGGGCGGTTCGGCCATCCTCGGGGCTGTCGCTGCGTTCGGCGGGCTGGGCGCGGCAATTGCCGCTGTCGGCACCGCTGCGGCCGTGTTGGGCGGGCTGCTGCTGACGCCTATTGGCTTGGCTGTGGCCGCTGTGGCTGGGCTGACAGCTGGATATATCGCCTTCGAGGACGAACTCAACGGCACGGGTGACGCCGCGATCACGCTGGGAGACATTTTCGGCGAGGTCGGCCGGGGAATCATCAACGCATTCGGTAGCGCGCAAGATGCCGTCAAGCAGACTGGTGACGCCAGCGCCGATGCAGCCGAGAACACTATCGGATATTGGGAGAAGGGCATCCGTGGCGTTGCCGCCCTGATGGACAAGCTCGCATCGGTGGTCAACGGTACGGTGCTGGGCATCGGTCAAGCAATTGGCAACGTCGCCAGCGCAATGACTGACGTATTTGCCAAGGCGTTCAATTGGATTGCCGAGAAGGCTGAAGGACTGATCAATAAAGTCTCAGCCGGAATCAACGCGACTACCAAGTTCATTCCGTTCGTCCCGTCCTTGGGGCAGGTGTCATTCGGTCGCGCGGCTGTCTCGGGCGTCAAGCTCGACGTGGGCGGCTCGTTTGATCGCGGCATGCAAATGGGTCAGTCATCCTACTGGGGCGATATGGCCGGTGGGTTCATTGGCGGCATCCGCAGCCAAAAAGCGTGGGCGGCCACCAGCGCGTCAGGCGAAGAGGCGGCTCGCAACATCCGCGCGCAAATGGCGAAGGAAACCCGCGACCTCGCCGATGCTGAGTCACGCCTAGAGGCGCAACGCATCAAGGCGCTGAAAGTGGACAAGGAGTATCAGCAGACGCTGACTGACTTGCAGGCGCTGCGTGACGCTGGCCGCATCAGCGAGGCCGACTACATCACAAAGGTTGAGGCGCTGGCGAAGGCGACATGGGAATCGTCAGCAGCCGGGAAGGCGGATGCCGACAGCAAGAAAAGCCGCGCCAAGGCCAGCAAGGATGCGGCAAAGGCAGCGGCTGAAGAAGCGGCGGCATT